TTCAAATAACTAGGAGGATAATAATATGGCAAATACAACTTTTTCAGGACCGGTCATTTCTAAAAATGGCTTTATAACTACAGGCCCTGGAGCAACAAAAACAATTAATTCTACTGGCTTAGGTGCAAGCGGTTTAGCTTTAACCGTTAACGACCATGCTGGAAGAATTTTAATATCGCAAGACGCAGATGGTATTTATACTTTACCTTCAATTAATGTTAATGCAAATGGAGCAACTGCGGGAACAACTGACTACAACAACCTAAATAACATTGGTGCAAGTTTTTATTTTTATATAGATACAACTGCAACTGATGTTCAAATCGTAACTGATGGTGTTGATAAATTCACAGGTGCAGCTATGATCGCAGTGAATAATGGAAGTAAAAAAGCTTTCTTCCCTGGTCTTTCTAATGATGTTCTTTCTATGAATGGAACAACAACTGGTGGAATCATTGGATCTGTAATTCAAGTTACAGCGTTAGAAAACGATCAATATTTGGTACACAATACTTTGATTTTAGGATCAGGAACTATTGTTACACCATTTAGCGATACGTAATAAATAATTAGTGTGGGGCTTCGGCCCCACATGTAAATTTTAGGAGAAAAATTATGACAACATATGGATCAGCTATTGATGGAGTAGCAACTAACGTAACTACAGAAACTAAAACTCTTCAAGTTGGTAGAACTAGAGTGTACGGTGTACATGTATCAGGACCAAACGCAGCTGGTGTTTTGGATCTTAAAGATGGCACAGTGTCAAAAGTAAAATTAAATAAAGGTGCTCATATTCATGATATGACAATTAATTTTCCTGTACCAATTTTATTTAAGACTAATTTAAATTCTACGTTCACTACAGAACAAATTACAGCTATCACTGTATTTCACAGTGGCGGAGATAACTCGTAGGAGTCTAAATGGCCAACACTACTTCGGGCACTACAACGTTTGACAAAACGTTTTCGATCGATGAGATAATTGAAGAGTCTTATAATAGACTCGGTCAATTTGACATGAGCGGTTATAATCTAAAAACTGCTCGAAGATCGCTAAACATAATGTTTCAAGAATGGGGTAATAGAGGACTTCATTTTTGGGAAGTAGCGAATACTAATATTACGTTAGCAACAAATAAAAACGAATATAAAATTTTTAGAGCAACGTCTGATGGTAATTCTGACGGAGTTACCTCAACTTTAACTGCAGCCATAGCTACTACAACTGCAACCGCTGGAATTACAATTGCATCAAAAGACCGTATGCCTGATTCAGGAACAATTAATGTAGGATCTGAAAACATTTCTTACACTGGATTTAACAGTTTAGAGCTTACTGGAGTAACCAGAGGAGTTAATGGAACTACTGCAGCAACTCATTCAGATGGAGCCGCAATAACTAATTTTGTTAATCAAGCTACAGAAATTTTAGAATGTTCTTTTAGAAATAGTTCTAATGTTGATTCTCCTTTAGAAAAAATAAACAGATCTCAATATCAAGCTTTATCTAATAAGACTTCAACAGGGCAACCATCACAATATTTTGTTCAAAGATTTATTGACCATGTTTTGATAACAATTTATTTAACTCCAAGTTCTACTCAAAATGGAGATGTAATAAATTTTTATTACGAAAAAAGAATTCAAGATGCAGGTGCTTACAGTAATGCAACAGATGTACCATATAGATTTGTACCTTGCATGGTTGCAGGTTTAAGTTATTACTTAGCTATGAAATATGCACAACCAAGAATACAAGAATTAAAATTAATCTACGAGGATGAATTAGCTAGAGCTCTAGAAGAAGACGGATCTTCAGCTAGTGTTTACATTTCTCCTAAAACTTACTTTCCGAGTATATAATTATGGGTAACACAGCAAGAGGAAAACACGCATTATTTATTTCAGACCGATCTGGTTTGGCATATCCATACACTGAAATGGTTAAAGAATGGAATGGTGCAAGAGTACATACTTCTGAATATGAACCTAAACAACCACAACTTGAACCTAAACCTTACACTGCAGATCCTCAAGGATTAATGCATCCAAGACCTGCAAGAACAGAATTTCCAACAACAGATTTTTTACCAAAAAATCCATTTACTATGACTAACTCTTCAACTCAAGTATCTGTAAATTTTCCTTTTAGTGGTTATCAGACGGGAGACTTTATTAGATTCTATGATGTAAAAAATCCTGTAGGTGGAGTTGCAATTTCTACTTTACAACTACAAACTACTTTAAATGGTGACATCACTGCAACGGCTACTTCAATTACTTTAACAGACTCATCTGCTTTTCCCAGTCAAGGATATGTTGCAATTGAAAAAGTAAATTCAACATCTGGATTGTTTGAAACTGAAACTGTTTACTATAATGGAAATACAGGAAACGTTTTATCGAATTGTGTTCGAGGAACAGCTGCTCCTTTCAGAGGACAGACTCCCAAAAACACACCCGCAGGTGAACACTCAAGTGGAGCAAAAGTTTACAGTGCTTATGCAGTAACGATGGTTCCAACCGTAGTTACACAAGCGGGTCAACCTTCAACTGTTACAGAATTTAACAGTTTTACTTTTAACTTAATCAGTGCTGCGAGTAGCACAGAAACAGGAGGCGGGTTCCAATGTTTAGCTGGACCTGTTAATGATAGAGCATGACATATGATGAATTAAAACAAAAAATTATAGACTACACAGAAGTATCAAGCAACGTTCTTACAGATACTATTTTAAATGGTTTTATTAATGATGCTGAATTTAGAATTTTAAGAGAAGTAGATTCTGATAATAACAGAAGATATGTATCCGCTAATTTAATAGCAAGCACAAGATTTATAGATACTCCCACTGATTTATTAATTATTAGATCTGCTCAAATCGTGGACTCTGAATTAGCCTCTGGAGATACAAATCAAAATAGAGATTTCTTGCAGTTTAGAGACACTAGTTTTATGTCAGAATTTAACCCTACAGCAACTACTGGAGTCCCTAAATATTACAGCAACTGGGACGAAACTCGAATAGTAGTGGCTCCTACTCCAGATCAAACTTATACTATTCAGTTAAATTATATCTTGAAACCAGCTGGATTATCGAGTACAGTTACCACTACATACTTAAGCACAGAATTTCCCAACGGCTTATTGTATGCATGCCTAGTAGAGGCTTACGGATTTTTAAAAGGACCCGTTGACATGCTCCAGTTATATGATAAAAAATATGTCGAAGCAGTCAAAGGATTCTCAATAGAACAAATGGGAAGACGAAGACGAGATGAATACCAAGCAGGTGTTCCTCGAATAGGAAAACAGTAAGGAGAAAACTATGGCTATAACACAAGCGATTGCAAACAACTTTAAAAAATTACTACTAGAGGGTGACTCTAATTTTAAACAAACTGGTGGTGATAAATATAAGTTAGCTCTTTATAAATCCACGGCTACTCTTAACTCAGCAACTACTTCTCTATTAACTTCTGCACCTACTAACGAAGTTACATCAGCAAACTATTCAGCTGGTGGTGGTGCACTCGTTAACGCGCCAACTTCTTTAACAGCTGGTGTTGCAAGAGCAGATTTTGTTGACCTGTCATTTCAAAACGTTACTCTGACAGCAAGAGGAGCTTTAATTTATAACACATCATCTGCAACTACTAATTCTGCAGTTTGTGTTTTAGATTTTGGAGGAGATAAAACAGCTACTTCAGGTACGTTTACAGTCCAGTTTCCAGCACCAACATCAACAGCAGCGATTTTAAGAATCTCTGGTTAAATAGGAGGTAAACTCCTATGGCATCAGGAACTTGGAATACTGGCTCTTGGGGTCAAAACCAATGGAACGATAATGCGAATCCAACGCTTATCCCTACAGGGTTTGGTATATCTGCAGCACTCGGAGACGAGTCTAGTTCAACAGAAATTAATTTAGGTTGGGGTAGACAAGAATGGGGTCTTCAAGGTTGGGGTATTGGAGGAACTCTTATTCCTACCGGACTTTCCGCAACTTTTAATTTAGGAAGTGTTGCTATAACAGCCGATGCAAACACCGGCCAACTATCAAATAATAATTTACTTTTATCGGCAGACGATGGATCTGTAACTGCAACTGGTTTAGCAGAAGTTTCTGTAACTGGTTTCCCGCTTACAAATAGTTTAGGAACAGCTGACGCTGGTCCTGACGCAATGCTTACAACTAATCATGCAACAATGGGACTTGGTACTGTTGAGGCGTTTAACTTAACAGGTTGGGGTAGACTTCAATGGAGTATAAATGATTGGGGTGATGCCGGAAGTTCTGTACAAGCAGATGTTTCTGGAATTGCAATGACTGCAGCTTTAGGATCTCCAACAGAAATTACTGGTGATGCAACTATTGTTGCAAATACTTTAAACGTAGCTCAGTTAACTCTAGGTGTTGTTGATCCTGCGCCTGACGCAGCAGTTACGGGTAACTTTATGATAGGTGCTTTAGGTACTCTTGGAATGCAAGGAGATGTTCAACTTGTTCCTACTGGGTTTCCATTAAGTGCTAATTTAGGTAGTACAACAGTTGATTTAAATACACCTGTAAATGTAACACAAAATCCAATGTTAGCGAGAGTTGCTTCTGTGACTGCATTTACTGATGTTACTGCAACTTTTAATGGTTTTGGATTGACTATGAACATAAATAGTGCTAATGCTCTTATCTGGAACGAAGTAAATACCGGTTCCGCTCCAATAGATCCTCCAGGCTGGAGAGAAGTCGTTGCATAAAGAGTTTGACACTAACTCTTTATTTTTATAAAATAAACGATATAAGGAATTTAATATGGCGAATTCAACATCAGCAAGTTTAAAACTTACAGTCCAAGCAACCGGTGAAAACTCAGGAACTTGGGGACAAATTACAAACACTAACCTTTTAATTTTAGAACAAGCAATTGGTGGTTATGATACTTTTAACATAACTAATGCTGCTAGATCTTTAACTTTTACTAATGGTGCTTTATCTAATGGTAAAAATGAAGTTATAAAATTAACAGGAACTTTAGAATCTAACCTAACAGTTAGTATTCCAAATTCAGTTGAAAAAACATACATTGTTGAAGATGGATGTAATCACGCTGGATTTACTTTAACTTTTAAAACTGCATCTGGCACAGGTGTTCTTTTATGTGAAGGACACTGTTATACATTATATTCAGATGGAACTAATGTTGTAAAAGCAGGTGAACTTAAAAAATGGAGAGCCATTTCTGCAGCAGAAACAATTCAAGCAGGTGCTCAACTTTTAGTAAACACAAATGGTGGAGCAGTTACAGCAACTCTTCCAGCATCACCGGCTACAGGAGATGAAGTACATTTTGTAGACCAAGGTTATGATTTCAATACTAACGCATTGACTGTTGGTAGAAACTCTTCTAATATAGCTAATGCAGCATCCGATCTTGTAGTTAATACACAAGGTGCAGCTTTTAAATTAGTTTTTTCTGGAGATGCTACAACAGGATGGACTTACACGGAGAAATAATATGTCAAATTACGAAGCAACAAAATACGATTTTTCTGGAGCAAACCTTACAGGTATCGAGGGAATTCCTACAGCGACTATTGTGCCGTGGTCTTCTGCATCAGTGCCTACAGGTTTTTTAGAGTGTAATGGTCAAGCAGTTTCAAGATCAACTTACTCTGCATTATTTGCAATCGTAAGTACAACTTACGGAACTGGAGACGGTTCATCAACTTTTAATGTACCAAATTTAACAGATAACGTAGCTGTTGGTAAATCTAACAACAAAGCTTTAGCATCAACAGGTGGAGCTAATACTGTAAACATAGGATTTACCCCTGCTGGAAACGTTGGTGGATCAACTGCTAATGCTACTTTATCAACTGCACAACTTGCTTCACACAGTCACCCAGGTGGTGCTAGTGGAGGTGGATCTGCTCCCTCTTATCCTCAAGTTGGAGTTACACAAAATAGTAATACTGGTAATGCCGGAAGTGGTAGTGGTCACTCTCATAATATGAGTGCAACTTTTTCTGGTAGTGCGGGTAGTGGTAATGGTTCAGTCTTACAACCTTATTTAACAATTCTTTATATTATAAAAACTTAGGAGAAAAAATGGCAAGCAAAGGAAATTGGACAATAGTATTTGATGACAAAATGATAATTAAAAATCATGCTGAAGGTGCTTCGGAAGGAATTGGATATATTGTTTCTGATGATTCTTTTTGGAACCAAGGAGTATTTTCAAATCTTTGGGCTATTCAATATGGCGCTTCCAATACTTCTGATGAAGTAGAATACAGAGATAGCACACCTCACTCATCATATGCTACGGCAAACATTGGAGACATTAGTCAGTTTTCAAATAGATGGGACGTAGCTCATTTAGCAAAATTACAAGCTGATTGGGATGCAGATGTTATTACTACATATAATGATGATGGAACAGTTGCTTCTACTGAAAGTGAATCCGATCAAATAGCTAGAAAAGGTGCAAGACCTACTTCTTATTCTTCTTAATAACATTAAGAAAATTTAACATAGCATATCTAGGTTTGGCATCTTCATTCCATTGAAGAGACGAATGATATATAAGAGGGTCAAATATGATTGCTCTATTTTCTTTAAAACCTATATGTGTGTTTAATTTATAATCATCATTAATTTTATCATAAAAACCAGTTCCATTATTAACTATGGATTCTCCTTTTAAATAAATTAAACAATTAAATTCATGAGAAATATCAATGTGAGGTTTTGCTTCAGTGTGTTTTGTAGTTAATACGTATTGAGAATTTATATCAGTACATTTTAAATTAAATAATCGTTCTAAATTTTTCATAGTCAATTGAGCTACATAATGAGCTTGATTTAGTTTAACTTGAAAATATTCTCTACCATAAACATTGCCATATTCAGCCATTCTATTGGTAAAATTATTTGTCATTAATTCATGATAAATTGAATTTAATATTTCTTTTTTAAAAAAATTATCTTCAACTATAATTCTTTTATTTATTTGTCTCATCTATCTTAACATCATCCAAGAAGTTAAAATATATTTTTTACCAGATAACGGAGGATTGCCTCTGTGAACATATGGAAACGCTGCAGGCCAAATAACTATTCTGCCAGTTTTAGGTTTAATTCTTTTTGAGAAATGTAAAAACTCTGTTTCACCTCCTTCTTCTATGTCATTTAAATAAATAGAAAAAACAAAAGCACGGGGTTCATTATCGTATCCTTTTCCATGTTCAATGTGCCAAACGTGATAGCCTTCTGTAGGTAATGTTTTTTGAATTTTTAAAGTAGTATAATTAAAGTCAGTTTGACCGTAAGCTTCATATGCTCCTGTTTGTCTTGCATAATCACTCCAAGCTGTATGAAAATTATATATCATAGTTTTTAAAGTATCCCACCATACATCTACATTATCTGTCCCTGCAAAGAGTTGTTGATCCTGTTTCTGTAGAGGAGTTGATTTTTCAGATCTTAATCTATTCATTGTTTTATTAAATTTATCTTGATCTTCATATAACTGAATAGCTTTATTACATTCTTCAGGCATAATAAAATTATCATAGACTCCAATAAAATTATTTATATCTACTTTTTTTTCCATTGTAATTTTTCTCCTTATATTATTTTAACTAATGCCTGTCTCAAACCAAATAGTTCATATTTATACTTTAAATTATTATTTTTTACAAACTCTTGCCAAGCTTTAAATTCACCACATCTCCAACCTATATAACTAATATATTCATCAAATAAAATTCTTGTGCCAGGAACAAATCTTTCTGGACCTATTACATTAAGAGCTTCTATTGTAGATTCATAAGTATCACAATCAACATGTAAGAAAGAAATATTTTTATCCATTCCTTTAAAAAAACCTGGAAGAGTATCTTTAAAATATCCTTTAATTAATTTTACATTGGTATTAACTAAAGGTAGTTTTCCTTCTAAAGAAAAATCTCCTTTTGAAAAATATCCTCCTTTCCAATCTTCTTGAAACCCTAGAAAACTATCAAAACCATACCAAGTTTTTTTAGGTTTATTTTTAGAAAAAAAATTAATACTTGTTCCTTCATATACTCCTAGCTCCATGCATAATCCATCTACTTCTATCTTAGAAAGAGCTACATTCCACCATCCGCCATCTGTAATTATAACTTCAGAGATATATTTTTTTATATAATCTGCAGAGTCTTTAGTTGCTTCTTCATATAAAATATCAAAAGCATCTTTATTTATGAGTTTTTTTGTTTCCATCTCAATCTTTCTTTTTTTATTATTTCTCCATCTTCTGTTTTAGCACCGTTTTCATAGTTAACACTTTTTAAAAATTTGTCATAAGCATGATGAGTAAAAGGACCATTTTGATCTACATAGTGCACAAACATTTGTGCCATTCCCTCTCCTTTATATATACCAGGACGCCAGTGATCTTGTATACAACCCGCATACAATAAAGCTTCTCCTTCTTCTAATTCATAAGAATGTCCTTCTATTACAATAGGCCAATTATCATATTTTTTAATGCAAGCTGTTACAGAAACTTCACAAGAAGGTCTATCAATATGTTTAGCTAATTTGCCTCCAAAAACATAATATCTCCAGTATGAAAAAGTAGGAAATAATTTTAAACCAGATTCTTTTTCTACTAAAGGTAATTTTATATCTAACAAACCCATCATTAAAGGATCATAATAATAAGAAGGAGAGTCTGTTTGTTTATCTCCTTTATAGTTATTGAAATCTAATCTGTTATAGCAATATTTTTGAAGCATTTTTAATTCATCTTCTGAAAGAAAATTTTTAATTAACTTAAATTCTACTGTAGCCATGCTGCTATACTATACCTTTTTCCCTTCTTGATAGGTTTAATTAAATGAGGATATAAAAAATTACTAGGAAAAAATACAACGGACCCTTTGTTAAGTTTTAATGATTTAATTTCTTTTCCTGTTTGATCCGTAAACGATAGCTCTCCACCTTCATAATCCCCGTTTAAATTAATAATAACACTAAGATTTCTAGGTAGTTCACGAGCATAGTCTATGTGTATGTTGTATTTACCCCCAGAAGTATATTTTAATAAATCTATTTGATGTATTTTTGTAGCATTTATCATAGGAAACTTACTTTTATAAAAAACAAAAAGTCTTTCTATTTCTGTTTTTATATAGTTCCAATAAAAAAGATTTGTAGGAGTATTAAAATTTAAGGAGTAACCTTTTACATTTCTAACTTCTTTATCTACTTGATTAGAAATAGGTAAAGGATTCTTAGCTTTTTTATCTATTAAAGATATAATTCTTTTAATAAAGTTAGGGTCTACTATATTTTTTAATTCAACAATTGCTTCTAAATAATTCATGATGTTGATGCTTTCATAAATAATTGTATAGAAATTCTAGGAATTAAAGGACTTAAAACAGTATTAACTTTATGTTCTAAAGGTGATTTAACAAGAATTAAACTATTACCAACTACAGGCAACCAGCCATGTCCTTTTTCATCAGTGAACATAAACTCTCCTCCCCAATGTCTATTCCATCTTTTATTTAAATAAAACGTAGCTCCGTAAGTTGCTCCTCCATCGTTGTGCCAGTTTATACCAGAGTCTTTTTTTAAATAATGAATATTAGTGTTCATATCTATATTTTCAGGTATTGAAAAAAATTTATTTCTTTTGATTAAAGTTTTTAATGTTTCAAAAGGAGGATAATTAGATACTCCTACTCTTTCAGGCATAGTTTTAATGTTATTGTATAGTATCTTGTTCCATTCTTTTTCAACAGAATGTAAATTTATGTTTCCACGTTCTTTAAAAATAGCATTGTGGATACCTTTGTAATTTTCTTGATCTAAAAAATCATGGATCCACCATAATTTATCCGGTATTGAATAAGATAATCTCATTATATTGTGACTTTCATTCTTTTATAAATTACTATATAACACAATTATGGCCTTAAAAAAAGTAGATTTTGCACCTGGTTTTAATAAACAAAGTGTACCTTCAGCTCTACCTGGACAATGGGTAGATGGTGATTTTGTACGTTTTAGATATACTGCACCTGAAAAAATAGGTGGATGGGAACAATTAACTGCTGCATCTAAAACATTACCTGGCGCAGCTAGAGCGCAGTTAACTTGGACTTCATTAGCAGGAGAACGTTATGCTGCAATTGGAACTTCCCAAGGTTTGTTTGTGTATTACGGTAATGATTTTTATGACATTACGCCCTTAGATACAGCGATTACAGGATGCACTATAACAACTGTTAATGGTTCAAATACTGTAACTATAAATAAAGGATCTCACGGTTTAGCTAAAGGAAGGTATGTAACATTATCAAGTGTAACAGTAACAGGTGCCTCAGATTACACAGCATCAGAATTAGAAAAAGTTTATGAAATACAAACAACTCCAGATATAGATAAATTTACTATACTAGCTTCTAGAAATGAAGGAGGCTCAGGTATGACTGCAGCAGGTGCTGCAACTGTTAATCCTTATGTCGAAATAGGGCCAACTTTTCAAACTATAGGTTATGGTTGGGGAACTTATTTATGGAACGATAGCACCTGGGGAACTGAAAGAACAGTAAGTAATGTAATTTTAGATCCAGGTAATTGGAGTCTTGATAATTTTGGTCAAGTTTTAGTTGCAACTATATTTAATGGTAAAACATTTACTTGGGATGCTGGAGCATCCGGAGCTCGAACTATTCGAGCATCACAATCTACATCAGGTTTCGTAACAACGGGTAATCCAAATACAAGCAGATTTACATTAGTGTCTGATCGAGACAGACATTTATTCCATTTTGGAACAGAAACAACTATTGGCAGTGCTTCGACACAAGATCCTATGTTTGTAAGATTCTCAAACCAAGAAAATTTAAATACTTATTTACCTACTGCCACAAATACTGCAGGAACATTTAGACTTGATACGGGTAATGAAATTAGAGCCGCTCTTCAAGGTAAAGATTATGTATTTGTATTAACAGATCTTGCAGCTTATGTAATTCAATTTGTAGGCCCACCTTTTACTTTTAGTGTTAGACAAGTTGGTACTAACTGTGGATGTATAGGTCAACACGCAGCTTCTTATGTTAACGGAGCAGTTTATTGGATGTCTAATGAAGGCGGATTTTTTATGTATGACGGTACTGTAAAAGCTCTTCCTTGTTTAGTAGAAGATTTTGTATTTACAACACAAAATGGAAATTTAGGTCTTAACTTTAGTTCATCTGATGTAATTTTTTCTTCACCTAATTCTTTATATACTGAAGTAAATTGGTTTTATCCTAAATCAGGATCTACTCAAGTAGATAGATGTGTAACCTACAACTATCAAGAAAATGTTTGGACTACTTCATCTTTAG